TAATGGAAATGCCCCTTTCGGGGACCGGAACCAGATTAACAATGTTCGAAGTCTACGATTAATATGTCTAAATTGGGCTGTATAAGCCCTCATTTTCGATTTATAACCGTAACCAAGAACCGTTAAAATGGCTCCGAGCGGTAAAGAGTGCTGACGGACAAATTCACAGACTAGTAATGTACTACTTAATGTAGCAATGACCTCCTTAAGAGGTAACATATCAGCTCTACCAGAGGGTACGAAGAATTTCTTCGCAAACTCTACGTAGAAGTGATCTTTACTAACTATGGATTTAGCCAATCCAGCCTTTACACCAATTTCTTTAAGGATCAGAAGGTACTCCCTAGCAACGAATTTATTCAATATAGCGATATCGTCTCCGAGGACTGCATAGTCTCGGAAGGCGATCGGTATATTAGCTTTAGGATTTTTGTCTTTCGCCCGATGTGCCGCCCAATGCACTATAGCATGGTGGGTTAAGGCTAACATTGCTCAGGACGATAGAGCTCCCATAGGTTGACCTACTGAGTAAGTCACACTTTCTGGAAGATCACCGTCTGGTAAATCAAACCCTCTGTCTTTTGCCTTTGGATATTTTACAGCGTAGGCTCTCCCAACTAAGAGTTCGGCCCATAACTGGGCAGCCCTCTTAGAGTTAGGAAACTCTACTCAATTAAATACTCGTTCCATCACTGGAATCTGTAATGAAATTGGTAATCTATCCGTTGCAGCTGACAGGTCAATAGAGTAGAACCATCGACCTTTTGGATCGAGGTGTCTAAGTCTATTGACTGGTCGGGTTTGGTCAAAAGTACCATCCATAGGAATTCCACGAAGAATCGTGAAAATTGCCAAATGGATTGGTCTCATGACCCATTGGGTAAATGGATCTACCATAGCAAATACCCTAACCTTACCCGCAGCTTCCTCCTTGAAGCCGAGTTTAGCTAGTCCTATAGCAGCCCCCTCATTAACAGCATTACTAAAGTCCATTGGTTTGGATTTATAGTAGTGTCAATTATTAGAGGAAGCTCAACCGATCCTTTCCATGATTGGAGGAAAGAGACCTCTTAAATTGTGATCAGACCATAACTGGAGCAACTCCTTAAGAGTCGCTTTTAAACCAGGATTGGTCTGTCACGCTTTAGCAGATCGGACCAGACTATAGAAAGACGTCGACACTGTCGAAGTCTTCATAATCTGATCCTCAACTGTTTGAGGTCCTGATCTCAATATTGGGAAGGGGGTTGGCTGGGGCAACTCAACTTTTGAACCGGGAGTAAATACTTTTTGGAGAGTCGGGAAAAAGATGTTTTCCAAAAACGTTTCCCAACGTTGATGGTACGCATCCGATATATCGGTCCCAGGATCTGTGATAGTTGATAAATTCAACTTACCACGGAATTCCAGGATTCGATACATCCCCAACAAGGTCATCCAGAGTTTAAGACTCTGGACGTAACCTTCACGGATTCTTCTCCGGACTCCAGCCGGTATTATTCTTGGCATTCCAGCTTTTGTCCGACTTACCCGACGTTTAAGTTCGGATAGGTCGGCAACCTTATAACCAGCAATAGATTGCTGTAAGAGCACTTGGCAAGATTTCAGGTGCAGGACTGCACCTTTTTCTCCCTGAGTTCTCATAAGGAATCTCAGCCGGGAACAGAAGTGGCCAATTTGCCTGACAGTACTAGGCTTACAGTGGAAGAGGACTCCACGGGATGCTTTAATAAGTCATCCAATGAGTCCCCGACCCATATTTCTATGGATCAGACCTCTAATGGCATCCGTATTCCTTCCAATCAAGGTGCTAAGAGTCAACATTGTATTTTTGACTCCTTCGCTTCTTCCTTGGAGGCTTGCGCCTCTCCACGAATCGTGTGAGAATTGTCATATAGACAAGTGTCTCGTCACGGATAATGGAGCAATGTTAGCTGATAAAACTTCGTCATTTCACATGACGCGGTAAATTAGTTGACGTTGAACTCTATTTTTCATATTTAATTAGTAGAATCCTGTCGGAGTCTTTCTGACTCAAGGAGGCTTTACGGTCTTTGAACCTTAACCAGGTTCCTAGACTCACGTCTAGTATAGTCTGGATCGAGCTTTCGCTCTAGGCAATACTTCCGTAAAAAGATCTCCACAGTGATATTTCAATCACTGGTTAGATTGATCCACAGGATAGGGCCCTTTCGGGGGCATCCTAACCGATTGCATCGGTAACTGCTATCAATATGAACCGTGATGCTACATTATCGCAACTCTTCTAGAGACGGATTCAAAGCCCAATGAGGCTGTCTTAACAGCCTTAAAGGGCGCCATTAGACCCGCTTTCCTTCCTTTCAGAAGGGGCGTAAGTCCCCTATATAAGGACTATTGTCTAATAGCCCGGTCGATTTTCCTTGTACTTTAC